AAAGGTTATGACGCTTCAATCCAAGAAATTATCGCCCTCGAAATTAAATGGATTATTGAACAATTCTATGCCGGATGTGATCCCATAGAACAACTTGTTCGCGATACGCTCTTCGAGATGACTTTCATGAAGACTGAACATGTTCTCATGGAATGGTGTTATGAATATGTGGAAAAGAAGAAAGGCTCCAACCCTTCTGGTCAATACTCGACTACTGAATATAATATCGATGCCAACGGCATTGCCCACATTTTTAGCTCTTCCAAAACTGCCAGAGTGATGAACAAGATCCGTGAAGGAATTGAACATTACTTGTCTGTTGAAAACTATCTAGCTTATGAAGAACACCGTATGACCAAAGATGAAAGAGCTATGCTCCCTCTTTATCTCTCCTATCGACAACGATGGGGATCCGACCTCGACGAATATCTGAAACTTTTCCGAAGCCCTCACGATTATTTTAATTGGTTTGACTTCGCCGCTCTCGGCGACGACCATTTGGAAGGTACTGACTCTCCTTGGTACACTTTCCAAACGAAAGGTTATTGGATGGATCGTCTCGGATTTGTCTATACTGACGTCAAGAAACGCCCTCTCTCAGAAATTGACTACTACACCTGGGAAAAAGACCGTGCTGATATTACGTATCTCAAACGACAATTTATTGATGATACTGGAATAATCTATGGCCCCTTGGCCCTCGAATCTCTCGAAGAAATCCCCTACTGGACTCAGAAAGGTGGAAACATTCTTGAAAAGACTACTCAAAACGTAGATATGGCCCTATTTGAATGGTTCCATTACGGTAAAGAAAAGTTTGACGAGATGAGATCCTTCTTCTCAGAAGCTTTAGCTCAACACGGTTGTCCTCAACCCAAATGTCCTGATTGGTGGTATATTTACTATATGTTCATGCATCACAACAAAGGTTTCTATGCTCAAAATTTTAGAGGTGTCAAAATTGGCCACGCCCAATCCTCTACGAAACCTATTCGCCAACCATCGATTCCGTTGCCTGAATTTAAAATTGAAGATTACTTCCTTCTCAAAAGTAATCGACCAGGAATCCTCGTTGGCCACGCTCAAATGGACAACGCCCCCCCCCCTCACAAAGAAGGTGGCCTTACTTCAACTTCTGAACAATCCATTGTTATGGAAACTAAAGAACCTGAACCCCGCCTCTCTTTGAACCCGAACCCTTACGACTCTGAAAAGATATCTGCCATGGGACGAGACTATGTTGTTCACGATTTTCCGTGGAGTGGATCTTCCACTTTCGGTACTCTCGTTGAAATCTGTACGTTCCCTGACATGTTACTAACCCAGCCCTATATTGAAGAGATCATTCAGAAC